TTTCCGGAGGCAGGTAAAAAGTCCCCACGATATGCGATTTGCGCCTGAGGCGCTGACAGAGCACGTGCTGTGCAGATTCACCCGGCCTTCCCTGTGCCGGTCACCTAACCCCGCTTCGGCGGGGTTTTTATTTAAACGATACCGAGGTTAAAGGAGGCTTGAAAAATCTAACTGCTGACCCAATCTTTTCTGCGCCACCGATATAGGGGCTCAGGGCAACGGAATGAGGAGTTGGGAATGTCGGATGATTTGGATGCCAAGCTTGATGCGATTTTTAACGCTCGAGCTGAAAGAATTGCTGAAGCTAAGCGTGTCAGGCAGGAGGCAGAGCAAAAGCAGGAAAGAAGCTTGGAGGCTTTTCTGGATTTGAAGTGTTCAGTAATACGGCCGACGCTTGACGCGCTTGCTCATAACCTCACTGATCGAGGCCTTGAGAGTAGGGTTTTTGAGGTCGCGGATGGACAGCCAAAAGGCAATGAGGTTTTACCTGCATCGATAGGCATCAAGTTTCTGCATCACCAAATACTGCAGATACGAGATGGAGAAGATGCTCCGCACTTGACCCTTACGCTTGATAAGGCTCTCAGACGAGTAGTTTTCCATTTCAGCAATGTTTTTCCGGGACGGAAGAATGGGGAGGAAGGTGTGGCTACTATTGTTGATTTTGACTCGGTTACAGCGACACTCATTAATGACGAGGCATTGAAAGTCATCGGGGCGATTCACAAATAATTTCTTTTTTTACAGAGTCCCGTCCGGCCCTCCATGAGCCGGTCACTTAAACCCGCTTCGGCGGGTTTTTTATTTTCGGCCCGATGGGTGTCTGCAAGGAGAATCAGCATGAGCGAGCCGGCAACTGTTGTCGTGGCCGGTGGTGTGGGACTGGCGGCTACTGGTCTGCTGGCGGGCGTGGACATGCTCGCGGTGATTGGCGCGTTGGCTGGCTCTCTAGTGTTCTTCACCACCACTGAGGAATTGCCGGTCTGGAAGCGGGTGTTGTTCCTGCTGGTGTCTTTCGTGATGGGTTACATGTTCGCCCCTGGCATGGCCGAGGTGGAGTTGTTCGGTACCAGGCCATTTAAGTACACCGGGCCGGCGGCGTTCGGCGCCTCGGTTGTGGTCGTTACCGTCGCGCTCGCCATCATCAAACGGCGCGGCCTCATTGCTGAACCGCAAGGGAGGCAGGATGGATAGTCAACTGATGCCGCAAGTTCTCACTCAGGCCACGTTCTGGTTGTGCGTGACGTTGTTCGTTCGACTGTTCACGTTCCGCCGGCGCGGTGCCCGGTTCCGTCGAAGCATGAGTTGTCTTGCTTGGGTGGTGATGGTCGCGTCGGGGTCGGCGGTGGTTTACATCGGCAAGGGGCAGCTCGTCATGCCTCAGAACTCTTGGCCGCTGGTGGTTGTGCTGACGGTGTTCGTTGGTTCGGTCTGCCAGAGCAACGGCAATCTGGCTCGCGTCTGGAAGATGGGCTGATGAGCAAGGTATCGGATGACCGTCGAGGTAGCAGTACCGCTCGGGGTTATGGGTACAGATGGCAGAAGTCACGCGATGGACACCTGCGCGAACATCCGTACTGCACGATGTGTTCGACCGACCAACGCCCGGTTGCGGCGGTGATCGTTGACCACAAGGTTGCGCCCAAGCTGAAGGACGCCAAGGACAGTGGCGATCCTGCCCGGATCAAGGCCGCATGGAAGCTGTTCTGGAACCCAGAGAACTGGGCGAGCCTGTGTAAGTTCTGCCACGACTCGACGAAACAGCGAATCGAGAAGAGCGGGCGCGTGCCCGGGTGCCATGCCGACGGCCGTCCGGTCGATCCGGGGCATCACTGGAACCGGTGACCGACCATCGCCGACGCACCAAAAAATGGCACAACCCCGAGGGTAGGGGGGGTGAAAAACTTCATTTGGACTTCCTTCTAGACCGATCGCCCCCCTCTTTACACAAAGTCGGGAAATATGAGGGAGGGGGGGTATCCACCGGTAAGGGGTTGAATTCATGGCAGGAAATGGAAATTCGGGGCGCCCGGCATTGCCGGCGTCCCTCAAACTTTTGCAAGGAAACCGTGGTCGCGAGAATGTTGCCAGCCTGCTGGCCGAAGTTGCCAAGCCATTGGTGCCGGTCGGCGCTCCGCCAATGCCGGACGTCCTATCTCCCGAGGCAGTGAAGGAATGGGAGGAACTGGTACCCGCGCTGATTTCATTGGGCATTGTCTCCCAACTCGACGCGATGGCGCTGGCTACGTACTGCCAAGCAGTAGCCGATTGGCGTCGGTACCAGCGGCTGATAGCCAAGCACAATGCCGATTCCAAAGACGGATTGGGCGGCGATATTCAGACCTTCAAGACTGGTGCCCAGCAGATGCACGTCTTACGGCAGCTCGCCAACGACGCCGAGAAACGTGCCAACGCTGCCGGCGCCCAGTTCGGCCTATCGCCGATGTCGCGGCGCAACCTGAAAACCGCACCGGCACCGCAAGGTGATCTATTCCCCAATGACCAACGAGACGCAGCAGACAGATACTTCAGTTGACGATCGTGTTTCCGCATTCGCTCACGCGGTGCTGGCTGGCGATATCGTTGCTGGCCCGAACGTACGCAACGCTTGCAAACGTCACTTCCGCGATCTGGAGCATGGATCGTCACGCGGTTTGATCTGGGATCTGGAGTCCGCAAACCGCGCCATCGGCTTTTTCGAAGATGTGCTGTGCCTCAACGGCGGCGATTATGAGGGCATGCCTTTCCTGCTCGCGCCCTGGCAAGCCTTTGTAGTTGGCAGTTTGTTCGGCTGGATGACCGTTGATGGCTTCCGCCGTTTCCGTCTCGGCTACATCGAAACCGGAAAAGGCTCGGGCAAAAGCCCGCTGGTAGCCGGCATCGGTCTTTATGGTCTGGTCGCGGACGGTGAGCAACGCGCCGAAATCTACGCCGCTGCAACCAAACGCGATCAGGCCATGATCCTGTTTCGCGACGCCGTGTCGATGGTAGACATGTCCGCGAAACTTCGTTCGCGCCTGGTGCAGTCGGGGCGAGACGACAAGGTCTGGAACCTGTTCTACGCGAACACCAACTCCTTCTTCCGCCCGATCAGCGCCGACGAAGGCAAGTCCGGCCCGCGTCCGCACATTGGTTTGCTGGATGAACTGCACGAACACAAGACTGCGGCCACTGTGAACATGATGCGCGCCGGTACCAAAAACCGGCGCAAAGCCATGGTGGTGATGATCACCAACAGCGGTTCCGACAAGAAGACGGTGTGCGGCCAGTACCACGATCTGGGGGTGCGGATCTGCGCGCAGATCGAAGATAACGACAGCTTCTTCGCCTTCATCTGTTCCTTGGATGAAGGCGATGACCCGTTCAAGGACGAAGCCTGCTGGCCGAAGGTTAACCCTTCACTGGATCACATCGCCGAAGGGCAAAGCGATGGGATCCCAGGACGTAAGTATTTGCGCGAGCAGGTCCAGTCAGCACGCGGGTTGCCGGCTCAAGAGTCGGTGGTGCGCCGCCTGAACTTCTGCGAGTGGACCTCGGCAGATGCGCCGTGGATCTCTTGGGATGTTTGGAAGCAAGCCGAAGAACCGGTGCCGATGCGCGTGTTGCGTAATCGCCGTTGTGTGGGCGGGCTCGACCTGGCCAGCACCACTGACTTGACGGCATTTGTTCTGGTCTTTTGGCCAACCCAGCATGACCCGCACTGGCGCCTGCTGCCGTACTTCTGGATACCGGACGACGATCTGCAAGGGCGAGAGGATCGCGACAAAGTCCCTTACTCCATGTGGTTGAAGGACGGTCACCTCGAAACAACGCCGGGTCGCGCCATCAGCAAGAAACATGTGCTGATGCGGCTGGTGAAAATCTGCGCGTACTTCGACGTCGAGCGGATCGGCTATGACCGGTGGCGCGCCGAAGACCTGCTGCAACTGATGACCGATGAGGACATCACGCTGCCCGAGGTGGTGCCCTTCGGTCAGGGCTTCAAGGACATGGCACCGGCGGTGGACGAGTTCGAGCGCCGCTTGCTGGGGCGCGAATCCGAAAGCGATGTCATTGACCTGGACCCGTCGGAATACGAACTGGTGCAGTCCGAAACGGTTGAGACGTTGCGCCACGATGGCAACCCGGTCATGACCTGGTGCGCCGGTAACGCGGTGATCGTTTCCGATCCAGCGAACAATCGCAAAGCAGATAAAGCCAAAGCGACCGGGCGGATCGACGGCATCGTGGCATCCATCATCGCCGTCGGTACCAGCATGAAGTCTGGTGGCCCGAGCGGTAAATCCATCTACGACGAAGGGGCAGGTATATGAAATTAGCCATCGCTGCATGGCTTGCCGGCCTTTTGGGCTTCGGGCTGTTGGTCGGGGGCGTGGCGTTGATCAGCGTTCCCGCCGGTTGCATCGTCGCGGGTGTCGGTCTGCTGGCCTGGGCATATCTTGCCGATCGCGCAGCCGCTGTACTGAAAGCCCAATCCAAACCTCAAGGAGGTTGAGCATGTTTTTCTCAAGCCTGCTCGGCGATGGGCGCGGCACTCTCACAAACCCGGACAGTGGGTTCTGGCGCGGACTCATTGGTGGTGGTCGCAACAGTTCAGGCGTCATGGTCACACCTGAGTCAGCGCTGGGTCTGCCCATCCTGCAGAACTGCGTCACGCTGCTGGCGGAAACCATGGGGCAGTTGCCATGTGAAATGTACCGCCGGCAAGAAAACGGACAGCGGGAAGCGGCGATCAATCATCCCGCCTACGACGTGCTGCGGTACCAGCCCAATGGTTTTCAGACGCCTTACGAATACCGGGAAGGTTCCCAGCTAGCGGCGGGACTACGGGGCAACAGCTACAGCTTCATCGACCGTCGCGACGACGGCAATGTCATCGGCCTATGGCCGTTGTGCAACAACAAGGTTCAGGTGCTGAAGGGGGGCGACCTGTTGCCGTATTACCGCATCGGAGCCAGTGAACCGGTGCCGATGCGCATGATCCACCACGTTCGATGGGTGAGCACCAATCAGTACGTTGGGCTCTCGCCGATCGAGGTGCATGCCGAATCACTCGGTCTCGCCCAAGCCGTGCGGCAGTACACCGGCAAAAGCTTCGCCAACGGCGTGACCGTGTCCGGCGTCATCGAGCGTCCACGCGAAGCTCCATCGATCAAGGATCAGGGCAGCATCGACAAGATTGTCGATCAGTGGGGCCAGAAGTTCGGTGGCATGGACAACGCGAAAAAGGTCGCGCTGCTGCAAGAGGGCATGACTTTCAAGCCCGTGTCGATGAACAACGTGGACGCGGAAGTGTTGGGGATCCTCAAAACCACCGGTACCGATATCGCCCGGATCTACAAGATCCCGCTGCCGATGGTCAACGACCTGGAGAAGTCCAACTACAACACGCTCGAACAACTGATGATCCAGTTCGTGGTGTTCGCGTTGTTGCCGTGGGTCAAACGCCACGAACAATCGATGATGCGTGACTTCCTGCTGCCCAAGGATCGGCGCGAGTACTTCATCGAGTTCAATCTGTCCGGCCTACTGCGCGGCGATCAGAAGAGCCGCTACGAAGCATATGCCATCGGCAGGCAGTGGGGCTGGCTCAGCGTCAATGACATCCGGCGTCTGGAGAACATGCCGCCCGTGTCTGGTGGCGAGATCTACCTGCAACCCCTGAACATGGTCGATGCAGGGAAACCCGGCGGCGATCTGACTAACCCCAATGTGCGAGCCCAGCTCGAACTCCAGCACGCTGAAATCGGAAGGATTCTTGCGCAATGAAAAACTACCTGAGAGCTTCCAGCCTGCTGTTCAATCAGCCGCTGCTCGTGCTCCCTGACATGCTCGATCTCGGCGTGCGGTGGGCCAACCAGGCAATGAGCCTGAACATCGTGAACATCGGAGCCACGAACGGCCCGACAATCTGGGGCGATGACGGCATCGACCGTATCGCGCAGCGTGAAGAAGAACGCCGGACGGCCATTGCTCGAACCGGGATCGAGGTAATTCCCGTGAGCGGCGTGCTGGTCAGTCGCGGTAGCCATATCAGCATGTGCGAAACAATGACCAGCTACGAGTCATTGCGGGCGCAGTTGCGCAACGCGGTGGCCGATCCAATGGTCGAGCGGATCGTGCTGGACATCGACAGTCCCGGCGGATCTGCCGTAGGTGCTTTCGAACTGGCAGCTGATATTCGCGCCATGGCTCAGCAAAAGCCCATCACCGGCATCGTCAACTTCATGGCCTACAGCGGCGGCTATCTGTTGGGCTCGGCCTGTAGCGAGCTGGTGGTGAGCCAGACCAGCGGCGTCGGTTCTATCGGCGTGATCGCCAGCCACATGGACCGCTCAAAGCAGGAAGAGGGGATGGGCGTCAAGGTAACCACGGTTTACGCCGGGGCTCACAAGAACGATCTCAGCCCTCACGAACCCTTGAGCGAGCAATCGTTGAAGTACCTGAACGATGTTGTTCAAGAGAGCTACCAGCTCTTCGTCAACGCAGTGGCTGACTATCGCGGGCTCTCCGTACAGCAGGTTATTGCCACTGAGGCAGGGCTGTATCGTGGGCAGGCAGGTATCAATGCCGGGCTTGCTGACCGAATGCAGAGCCCGCAGCAGGCGGTCGATGACCTTTCTCACTCTGTCGCGATGAGTCGCACTGTGCGCCAGTCCGGCCGCTTGTCCGTTCGTGCATCCGCATTGAATCTTCAAACCCAGATCTGACCGCGTTCGCGGCAGTTACCGAAACCCGCCCTGTGCGGGTTTTTTTATGCCCAGGAGGCAACATGTCCCAAGTACTTCAGTTGCGTAGCGAACGCGCGAAGATCAACGATTCGATCCAGGCACTGGCCAAGCTCGAAACCG